GCTTGTGCGTCCACCGAGCGCCAGAACAGCGACGCGACCGGGTCGGCTGCGTCAGCTCTGCGATAGTGAGGATGGAGCGCCCCGGCTCCATATACCTGCGCCCTGAACAGGCCCACCAGTTCGTCGCGGCGCCATTGAGGCACATCCACTACGTCTGTCACCAGGTCCGATGCCGACAGCGCCTGGGCGTTCGGCCGATACGCCATCCGGCGGGTCAGATTCGGCGCGTCATCGGGGACACAAAGCAGGTCCTCAGCCATGTCCGCCTCGCTCAGATCAAACGCTGGCGCTGCCCCCGAGGTCTCCGGCGCAATCACCCGCGTGAATCGTAGCGGCCCGCTCGGATCCTGGTAGCAACCCGCGCCGTAGCTGGGGAGGATCGCGTTCATTGCATCTCGACCGGTGACCGCGCTGCCGGCGTAGTAGCCAATGCCGGCATACCCGGTTTCGCCATCGATCGCTGCACAGTCAGCCGCTACCCACGCTGTTTTGCCCAGCCTTCCCATGATATCGGCCATAGCCTGCCGCAGTGTGGCAGGCTGCTGCCCCGGGCCGATGCTGGACAGGTCTGCCACCACAGGGGTTACCGGTGGCGATTTCATCAGCAATTGCTGCCCATCCGGCGAGACGCTGAACGTTCCCGGCTCCAATGTGTCGCCTCGGTCCATCACCGTGTCCGCATAGATCGGCGCATCAGCCACAAACATGGCCGTGGCATCTGAGTTGGCCCCCATGGCGGGTACGCTGGCAACAGCCCCAATTACCACTGGCTGCGGCTTCCAGGCGAGTGCGGGAATGTTGGGCAGGAAGACCCCACGGTTGATCGTCCCGTCAAGATCATCGTGGGCATCTTTGAAGTGCAACGTCTTACTGCCGTCGTCGTTGATCTCGATGCGATCCACGGCGAAGCGAAACACAGGCACCGTGTCATTGAGCATGCCGTCTTCCGGACCGGTTCGGATCTGTACCGGCAATCCAGACACACCGCCTTGTGCCAGTCCGTCCAGCAGCCCCTCAGCATCCAGCACCAAGCATTCCGCGGCACTGGTCTGGATCAAGGACTCGCCTCCCCACGGCCAGAAGCTGATCTCGCTAACAAGGGTCAGGCCCTCGGCAACCAACCCCTCAAAGCGAACGTTCGCAGGTGTATCGCCCGGGGCCGTGAGCCAGTCAGCGTCGGCGAGGCGCACCACATCGGCGGCAGGTCCTGGGGTGTACCACCCAGCGGCGGCGGCAGGGCTCCGTGCGCCCCATTGACCCGCATTGACCACCAGGGACAGCCCGCCGGCCTTGGTCGCGGCGAGTGCAGCGGCGAAGTGCAGTGGTCCGGCCAACGTGAAATCCCGCTCGTGGACAAGTTCACCGTTGCGGTACAGCTTAAGGCGGTTCGGAATTCCGATTTCCACCAGTACGCCAGCGGTATCCCCTCGGCCAACGAATGGAAGCCCTACCGCGACCGCGCTGCCATTGGCGATCACCCTTCCCCCAGCGAGGTTCCAGCCGATTCCGCCGGCGTCCGAGCCCGGATAGCCGGCCAACGATGCCGCGCCGTTGACGATGCCTACCACCGCCGACATATCGTCTTCACCCCATAGGGCGAACTCTGCGCCCACCGTGCCGGCACTTTGCGCTATGTCCGACCGTGCCATGCGGTTGAGGTCGGCCGCGCTCGTCGTGGCGAGCGTGAGCCCTCCGTCGCGCGCAGCGAGCAGAGGGCCGATGGGGAGGGCAGCAAAGCGCCCGAAGGTGTTGGTCATGGTCATCCCAGTCGATCGAACCAGTCCTGCGCCTCGTCCTCCTCGGAACGCGGCACGAGGGTTTCCAGGTACTCCTGGAAGGAGCGCTTGGTGCCGCCCTGGCTGTGTGAGGCGGTGATGTACGCGGCGAAGGCAGCGGGCTTGATGTGCAGGCTTACCGGGTCGATGGGATTCCGCTTATGGAACTCCCACCATTCCAGGAACTCCCGGCGCGACATGCTCGCCTGCAGCTCCGACACCGTGCGATGCAGGTGGCCGGCGAGGACCTTCCAGAACCAGTCCTCGCCGCGCTGCCTTAGCCGTTTCCCGCGTCGGCCTGGGCTTGGGCAGCATCCTCGCCGAAGCCGGAATGCTTCATGGCCACGCGCTGCAGCTCGGCGGCAACCAGCGGCTTGAGCTGGGCGGCCTGCTCCACGTTCATGACGGGCTTGCCGTCCTCGTCGCAGATCGTCGCTGCGATCAGCTTGGCGCGGTCGCCTTCGCCCCACAGCTTGCGGAACTCCGCATCCGGCAGTTCGCGAACATGGAACTGCGCCTTGGCACCGTTGGGCAAGGTGATCGTGTCGGCACGAACGTCCTTGGAGGCGAACATGCCCAGGTTGGTGAACGACTGCAGGATGCTCACGGGCTGCTGCGGCGGGGTTTGGGTGATTTCGCTGGTCTTGCTCATTGGCCGTTTCCTTGAATGGCGACAGGGCGCGCGGGCCGCGCACGGCTAACACGCGGAGGATCCGCGCGCCCTGTCAGAGAGATGGCCCGCCGGAGCGGGCCTGGGTGTGCGCCGTTGCCGCTGCCTTACGGCGTCGGGCGGTGCGTGGTAACGGCACCGGAGCCGCGGATGGTGATCGTCGCCTTCCACACATCGTTGTCCTGGCTGGTCACCGCGAAGTTCTGCACGAAGCCGTCGAACTGTTTGGACAGCACGGCGTCCGGCGGGGTGATCTTGCCGGCAACGGCGGTCGGCTTGGCCACGCCTTCGGTTTCCGACAACGGCGCGGTCACCAGCCAGTTCACGACGGCACCGGTCTCGTGCAGCTCCTCCAGCTTCTCGTGGTCGACGCTGTCGTAGATGATCTCGATGCTGGTGCTGCCGGTCTGCTTGCGGCCGGCGACGAACTGGTCCCAGTCGTCGTCGTAATCGGAGATATCGATCTCCGACGCCTGGCCATCGGGGAAGCCGACCGAACGCAGGCGGGTCACCTTGATGACCTCGGCCGCGGCGATGGCGACGAACAGCTGCGAATGCTTCGACTTGATTACCTGTCCCATAAGGGTTTCCTTGTGTTGCGCCCGTCGCCGGGCATGAAAAAGGCCCCTTGCGGGGCCAGTGGGTTGCCGTTGTGTGGTTCAGCGCAGTTGCAGGAGCCTGGCGTCGAAGGAGATGCCAAAGGCGTCCGCGCCGTCGCTGTCAGGCGTCGGGTTGTACGATTCGATGCTGCCTACGCGCTCGATCGCGTCGCGGATGGCGACGGCCGCGCCGTTGGCCTGCGTCAGGGCTTTGCCCCACACGGTCAATCGGACTCGCCAGCCGTCGGCCGGCGGCGCCTCGGACAGCATCGCGGTGGGCGAACCGCCGACCACCTCCCACGTCGCGTAGGGCAGTGCTGCATCCTGTGGCGCGGTTCCCGGCCACAATCGGATCGGGTCGCCCAGCGCGTGCCGAACCGCTGCATCACCCTGCAGCAGGGACTGGATCAGGGGAACCATCATCGCCAGCCATCCTTCTTCAGCTGCTTGTCGAGCGCCGCCCAGGTTTCATTGATGATCACCTGCGCCGCCTCCGGCCCTTTGGCCTCGCCGGCGGGCGTCAGGAACGGCGAAGCCCGCATCTTCCTCGTGCCGAACTCCAAGAAACGCCAGTAATAGGCCCAGCCCGCCTCCTCATAGACCTTCCCGACGCGGCCGCGGCGCCGGTTGCGCTTGGTGTTGGCGTACTTGCGGCGGCGACCGGTCTTAACCCCAACCGTGAAGTACTCGCCGCCTTGGCCTACACCTGCCCGCTGCCGGCTTTTGGTGTTGGCCCGGCGGGTGACGATCTGCGAGGCCATGAACCCCGATGCTCTCGGAGCCCGCCGCCGGGCGTCGTCGCGAATGACGTTGCCGCCCTTGCGCATACCGGCTTGCACGGCTCGCCCTTGAATCGCCTTGGGTGCCTCCCGCAGTGAACGCAGGAGGCCGTCCAGGCCGTCGATCTTCACCTGCTCAGCCATCGGACACCCCCGCATCGACCATCAGCGTGATATGCCCGCGTGCCGTCGCATCCGGCAGCACCGCACGAATCGCGTACACCTGCCCGTCGAACACCACGCGCATGGTCGGCACTACGCCGGGCAGGTAAGGGATCTCGATGCGTGCAGTTACCTGCCCATGCTCGGCCGAGGCAGCAGTGAACTCTCGACCCGAGAGCGGAACCACCTCTGCCGCCACGTCGGCCCGCCAATTACGCCATTGCTTCACGTCCCCGCCGAGCGGATCACGCACCGGGCCGCAGTCCTGCAGCTCGATGCGGTGCCGGTATTTGCCGGCCCGCCTCATGGCAGCACCCGCCGGTAGGGGAACATCAGCCGGTCCAGGGTCGGGTTCTCGGCCAACTGCGAGCCAGCCACCACCGCCTCGCGGTTGGCGTACAGGTCGCCCAGCAACAGCAGTACGGCCGCGCGCAGCGGTCCCGGAAGCGGGCCAGGTGTCGTCGTGAACCTCACCGGATAGGCGCCTGCTTCACTGTCGAGCGTGGCCGGCTCGATCGGTAGCGGAGAGCGGCCCTCGCCGACCGGGGTCCACTCATAGGTCGCTGCTGCCAACGCATACCCCGTGGTGCGCTCCACCGACTCACGCGCGGCGGTGATAAAGGCGCCGATCAGCGCGTCGTCGGCATCGTGGATAACTACCAGGTGCGCCTTCGCTTCGCTCAGCGACACGGGTTCCTCTGCCGCCGGGGTCAACGTGCGCAGCATGGGTCATTCCTCCAGCGTGGCCGACTTGATGGCATTGGGGTGGGGGTCGATCAGCCCGCCAAGGCGCAGCGCCTCAACGTGTGCCGCGTTGACCTGGATCACCTGGCCAACCTTCCCGAGGTGGTTGTTACTGAGCACCAGCGCCGACACGGTTTCGCCCTCCGGCGGAGCCAGTTCTTCATCCGGTGGTGGCAGGTCGTTGTCCGCCTCCACGGCTTCGGGCCTCTGGCTGTCTCCGCCCTCGTCCGTCTCCTGTTCACTGACGACGGCTGCCGCGTCAGCGTCGGGGCTTTCGGCGTCCGGCTGCTCGCCCTGGCCAACCGCTGCGTCCACTACCGCAGCGGACGCTTCCCGCGCGTCGACCGGACCGCTGGCCGCCTGCGCGGAGGTGTTCTTCTGCTTTGCCATGATCGTCTCCGAGGGACGCCCGCGCTGGGGCGTCCCTCCGTTCGTGGGCCGAGGCGGTTAAACCGCAGCACCGTGCTTGAAGGTCTTCACTGCGCCGCCCACGTCAACCAGGTTGCCGCCGGAGCGCATCCAGGCCATGAAGCCAACCTGGCCCTTCTTCACGTATGCCGAGTCGTTGAAGCGGAACAGCGTCATGCCCAACACGTCGCGGATCTTGTAGTAGCTGAAGTCGCCGAACGCGATCGAGGTGGCGCCTGCGGCCGGGGCCGGGGCGTGCTGGTTGATCTGGATATCGCGGTTCAGCAGACGATCCGGCGCACCGCCCGGATTGCCCTGCTCGTAGCCCGGCACGAAGATCGGCCGGCCCTGGTCGTCCTTCACCTTGCGGATCAGCTTCAGCATGTCGTCGTGGAACATCCACTTGGCCAGCTGGCGATACGCCGGATCGACGCTGTGCTCCAGATCGACCAGGTCGTCGTAGGTGATGATCGGCAGCGCCGAAACCGCACCGATCTTGCCAACGGCCGCTGCGGTGAAAGCGCCCATGGGCTGACCCACGCCGGTGCCGACGGTGTAGTTGCGATTGGTGACACGGCCCAGGCGGGTCTGCAGACGCTTCTCGATGAACCCGGCGATATCGGCGGTGCTGTCCTGCAGCAGCTCCCACGGTACGGTGACCACCTTGGAGCTGAACTTGTAGACCTGCAGGCCCTTGGTGCCGAAGGCCACGTCCTGATCGGTCGCCGACTGGTTTTCGGCGACCAGCTCACCCTCTTCCGAGGTGCCATCGCTGGTCGGATACTGCATCGGCTCGCCGCCGGCCGTGCTGAACACGTCGGCGACCTGGCGCATGCCGCCGAACGCCTTCAGAGCGTCCAGGATCTGCTGGGCCAGCGTGGTCGGCACGGTGTAGCCACCCTGTTCCGGGTTTACGGCCGGGTTGCCCGACATGGCGGCGTTGACCTGCTTCCAGTCCTCAGCGCTCAGGGCGCTGTCACCGGCACGTGCCCAGCGGTCGAACAGGCGCATCTCGTTGGACAGCTCCCGGCCGCCGCGGTTGGCGGTGTCGTGTTCACGCACGCCCTGCTCGCGCAGCGCTTCGTCGGCCGTGAGGTCCATGACCTTCTGGTGACGCTCGATCGCCGCGTCGATGCGCTCGATCTCGGCGATGTTGTTGTCGTACTTGGCCTGGTTCTCCGGCGTCCACTTGTTGCCGTCACCGGTGCTGGTGTCCAGCAGGTTGCGGGTTTCCTTTGCCAGCGCGGTGCGGCGCTCCCGCTCGGCCTGAATGTTGAAGGGCATTGGTGATTTCCTCGTGTCGAAAAAAAACCGCCTTTCGGCGGTCGGGATGAACTGCGGGCGGGAGTCGCTTACGCAGCGGAGCGTTCCAGCAGCGCCAGGCGGCGCGACAGGTTGGCCTTATGGGCGGCGGCGGCGCCGTCGTCGGGTTCGGAGGTACGGTTGGCCAGTGCGGCAGGCGCGTTGTCGTAGGCGGACAGATCCCAAGTGTTGGATGCCTTCTTCTTGCCGACGACCTCCACCACGCGATCAGCGAAACCGTGTTCCTTGGCTTCGTCGGCCGTGAACCAGGTCTCTTCGTCCATCCACTGGACAATCTGCGCTTCATCCTTGCCAGTGCGGCGGGTGTAGTCCCCGGCCAGCCCGGTGTCGATCTTGGCCAGCAGCTCACCGGTCTTGGTCATATCGGCCTTGTTGCCGATAGCGACCGTCCAGGCGTTGTGGATCATGAAACCGGCGCCCTGGCTGATCTCAACCTCATCGCAGGCCATGCAGATGCCGGTGGCAGCCGAGGCCGCCAGTCCATCCACGTGGGCGATCACGGTCGCCTTGTGCTGGGCGATGGCGGTCATCATGGAGCGGGCCGCAAACACGTCACCGCCGGGGGAGTCGATGCGCAGATGGATCACGTCCGCGTCGATGCCGGCCATGGCCTGGGCAAACATCGTCTCGTCAATATCGCCCCACCACCCACCGATGACGCCGTGCAGGTAGATCGTGGCCTCCTTGCCTTCGGCCTCGGCCCGGATGGGCTTGGACTGGCCGGCGTTGTTCTTGGCCAGCTGCAGCAGCTTAGGAATTGGCATCTTCAGGGTTCCTCTCAGGGTCATCACCGCCCGGCTTGGCCGGTGGCTCGGGGTCTTTCGGTTGGTAGAGCTTGTCGCCGCCCTCGATGGGAGGCAGGTTCTTAAGGCGGCGGACCTCGTTGACGACCATCCAGCCTTGCGTACCGGGGCCACCCAACGCCTTGCTGAAGTACTCGGCCTGCGTCTTCGAGTCGCCGGCCATGAACATGTCCACGTTGTGCTCAACGAAGTAGCGCGGCGTGCGGAACAGCTTGCGGTTCAACTCGTCCTTGATCCGCTTCAGGTGCGGGCCCAGCGTGTACTTCACAAAGCCGATGCCCATGCTCTCGATGCCGGTTCCCCAGCTGGTGGCCTTGCTGGTCTCGCCGATCATGTGGGGCGGAACACCGAAGGCGCGGGCCACGTCGATGACCTGCCACTGACGGGACTCCAGCAGCTGCTGGTCGACCGCTGACATGGTCAGCTCGTGAACCTCCAGCCCCTCGGTCAGAACCAGCGGAATGCGACGGTTGCCCTGCGCCCCGCCGTACTTCTTGACCCAGGCGTCGCGGAAGTCGTCCTGCTGCTCCTTGGTCATCTTGTTGGGCGTCCGAATGGCCACTTCTGGCTTGCCACCCTCGCTGAAGAACTTGCCGGCGTGCTCGTCACCTCGGATGGCGATGCCGATGCCGTTTCGCGCGCCCCACTGGATCACCGACATGCCGTGCACGCCGTTGAAACCGAAGCCGGGGAAATGGAGCACATCGTCCTGGTCAACGGTGAAGTACCCGTCCGCATCGTGGAACGTGTACTGCAGGCGCGTCGGTTCCCGTGGGCTGGTCTTCTCCTGCTTGAGGATCATCACCCTGTCGCGGGGCCAGGGAATCAGTCCGGTCGCCACGCCTGCGCGGTTGCGCGTTACGTACACCACGCCATCGCCGCGCAGCAGCATCTGGCCGACGATGAACTCCCAGCCGGTGGCGCTCGACCAGCCGGAGGAGAACTGTTCGTTCAGCAGCCACCAGTAATCGTGCTCAGCCCGCGTGCGCTGCCCGTCCACCCGCTCGAAGACGGGCAGCGGCAGTTGGGCGATCGCACCGGCCAGCAGCGAAACGGCAGCGAACACCGCCGAAACCCGCATCGCCGATTCCGGGCTGACCACAGCTCCGGAGGCCGTCGTCGGGTTCCCGAATACCTCGAACATTCTCATGTCCGAGGACTGGATCACCTCGCCGTCGACCAGGTTGCTGATCGTCGGCTCGATACGGTCGCGGGCATCGGCCCGCCGGTTCTTCTCGAATAGTCCGAACATCAGTCGATCACCACGAAGCCTTGTTGGGTTGTGCCAGTGTCCCGCGCCTGCATGGCGCGGCCCATGGCCATGATTAGCGCCACCGCGCCGTCGATCTTGTTTTCCATCTTTTCCTTACGCGGATAGACGTGCTCCTTCGCGTCCACCCTCGCCACGACATTGCCCATCATCCAGGTCATCGCCGCGTTGCCGTCGTGCCACAGGCGGCGCGACAGGATCAGCGCCTCCACTTCCTTCATCGGCTCAGATAGGTTGCGCACTGACTGCGCCATCTCGACAACCGGCAGGCTCTCCTGCTCCAAACGGGTCATCAGATACGCCGCCTGGGCCGGATCGAATGCAATGTCCCGCACGTCGATGCCTTGCGCCGCAAGCTCCTTCAGCTCCTCTTCGATAAAGGCGTAGTCGGTCATATTTCCCGGCGTGGCCACGATCAGGTCATCCAGCAGGAACTGCTGGTACTTCTCGTTCTCCTCCACCGCGGACTCGGGAACATAGAAGCGCGGGATGGCGTAGAAGCTGTCGCCCTTCTCAAACAGCAGCACGACCGCCGCCACGTCCAGCTTCGACGCCAGATCGACACCGACCCAGCAGGAGCATCCAGCAAAGTCAGAGATCTCAAACCGACGTTTCTGCCGCTGCCAGGCCAGCATGTTCATCCATGCCAGCTTCGCGCCCACCCAGTCGTTCAGGTGCTTGGTGCGGTACGCACTTTGCTTGCTGGCAGAGCGCTTTGCTTTGGCAAGCATGTCGAGCAGGAACTGCTCGAACACGGACACCCCGAAATTCGGGTTGGCCTTTCGGAGCACCTCCGGATCGTCCCAGCGGTCGCCCTCGTCAATGCAGTAGATCGCGGCGAACACCGTCTCGTCAGTCACCTCCCCGCGCAGAATGCGGACAGCATCGCTCCGCATCTCGAAGCACGGGCCGGACAGGTTGGTCCCCGCCGTGGTGATGATCGACAGCAGAGGCTGCTCGCGCGCGCCCATGCCGGTTTCCATCGCGTCGACCATGTGGTCGTCGTCGTGCTCGTGGTACTCGTCCACAAGCGCCGCGTGCGGGCTGGAGCCGTCGCCCGGCTTGCCGATCATCGCCTCGAACTTCGACATGTCCTCCATGACGAAGAGCGGGCCGGGGTTCTTCGGGTTCCCTGCCTGCTCGATGCCGAACCGCGAGCGTAGCGCCGGCAGCTTCTGCACCATTTGCCAGGCCGGCCGGACCGCCTCGTATGC